ATGACCATTGAATACGACGACGAAGACCGGTGCATCCGGGTTGACGGCGAACCTATTTCCTACGGCGTCGCGGTTGGACTCCTGGAGCAGATAGAGCAGGCCATTGACGAGTGGGATTTTGACCACGCTCCCCAATGCTACAACCCGGACGGACACTACGACGACTAACTGACTTTTAACCAATCGCCCGGCCCAGGTGGGGCCTAAAACCAAAACCAAAAACATCATAGGTATATAGAGTAATACGGTCTGGCAGGCGCGGGGAAACCCGTCCGGGCGGCCAATTCAGAAGAACGAACATGAGCGAAAACGACACAACCATGACCACCCTTGCGACCGCGCTGGAAACGCTGGCCGGAGTATTGCGGGAGCTGGCAACAACGCCTGTTCCTTCTACGCCTGAATCGTCTTCCGTTTCCATTTTCGGAGCAATCGAAAAGAAATACGCTAAAAGCTCCACCTTAGCCACTTATTATGACATTTCATCCCGGCAGATGGACAACATTCTGGCACGGGCGGGGAAGAATGTAAGAAGGCTGGAAGGAGTCGGAAAAGGAACCCTTTATAACATGGAAGACGTGGAAAAATACTTAACTAACAAAAGAAAATGACCACACATCAACACATCATTGACCGGGGCCCCTTCAAGGGGATGGTGGAAACGCTCACCGACAACCCGCACCCGTCCAAGACGACCCGCTGTTACATGTGCGCCGAGCCGCTGAAAGCCTCGACTTCATGGATGTCTCTTGTAGGGGACCATCAGAACGGGGTCTTCTGCGCCCGGTTTCTGTGCCCTTTGTGTGCCCGGGAACGCCTCAACGGCATCCCGGACGACGCGGAACGGTGCTGGAACTACACCCAAGAAGCCAAGCCCAAAGCCTTTGGGATAGAAAGGCTCTTTGAAAAGTTCATGGCCTTTTTTGTGTGGTCTCTGATCGTCTTGGCAGGAGGATTTATCTTATTTGTCTTCTTCCTGCTGATTAAAACCTTTTTTAACTGAAACAAAATAGCCGGGTCAGCGGCAACTGAACCCGGCCTGTTACAACACAACATGAACGAAGATGAGTAACGAACCAATAGATAAACTCAATTTGCCTCAAAATCCAGTCCCAAAAAAGACACTCTATGAAATTGTCATGTCGAAAGACATGAAAAACGCCATAACGGGACTCGTTGAGGGCATAATGACGCCGGAACGTTGCATCAGCATCTTCTGGCACTGCTGCCAGAAAACCCCGCAACTGCAGAAATGCGCCCCTGTGACGCTGATTTCCGCCCTCAAGAACCTCCTGATGATGCGTTGCGAGCCGGACGGCATCCACGGCTATCTGGTACCCTTCTGGGTCAACGATAAGTCAAGCGGACAGTCAATCTTAACTTGCGCAGCGATACCTTCCGCCCGGGGGCTGATGCGTATGGCCCGCTCCAATGGTGTCACCAATCTTAACATCGGCATTGTCCGGGAAGGAGAGCCGTTCTCCTGGCGCCTGGATGACGGCAAATTCACGATGGGTCATATACCGGGATGGGACGATACCAAAGATCCCATCAGGGGCTTTTACTGCACATGGACAGACAAGGACAGCTATTTGCATGGGGAACGTATGAGCCTGCACGCCGTTGAGGAAATCATGCACCGAACCAAATCAAGGAACAAGAAAGGGGAAATAGTGGGGCCGTGGGTGACCGACTTTGATCAGATGGGGCTGAAAACCGTCATCAAGCGTGCCTCCAAGCAATGGGATTTGCCTCTGTGCATCCAGGAAGCGTTGCAGAGCGCCGACGATCATGAATTCGCCAAGGAAATGAGGAATGTGACACCGAACAAGGAAGAAAACGAGGAAATAGACCCCTTTAATCCGCCCGAACCGGAGGAAAAACAGTCCCCGGTGACGGAAGGATTGCCTGAACCCAAAGAACAGACGGACGATTTTTTTGAATGCATGAATGTGCCACAGCGCAAATTCGTGCCAGCCAATAGAGAGGACTATTAAGCCATGTTGGATCTTGAAAATATAGTCATCTATGATGACGTGCCGCAACGTAGCGACCTGTGGTTTAAGCTGCGTTCTGGGCATCTGACCGCCAGCAATCTTGACCGGCTGATCACTCCCAAAACCGGGAAACCGTCAGCCCAGCAGGATGATTTAATCATTGAATTGTGCTGCTCCTGCCTCCGTCCGGACGAAATCAAATTTGAAGGGAACTTTCACACGGACCGCGGCGAAGCCCTTGAACCGGAAGCCCGTGAACTCTTCACAGAATTGACCGGGAAGAAGGTGCTGGAAGTGGGCTTTATCCGCCGCAAAAAAGCGCCCATAGGGTGCAGCCCTGACGGGCTAGTGGGTGATGCCCTAGAAGCCGTGGAAGCTGGCCTTGAAATCAAGTGCCCTCTCTCCAAGCATCATGCCCGGTATCTGCTGGACGGCGTATTGCCGGACAAATACAAACCCCAGGTGCACGGCTCCATGGCGGTGACTGGCTTGCGTGCATGGTATTTCCTCTCCTATTGCCCCGGCCTGCGTCCGTTTTTAATCAAGGTGGAATGGGACGAGTACACCGACCGTATCAAGGCGGCTCTGGACGAATTCGGCCCAAAATACCTTGAGGCTTACACTCGCATTATGCCCCAAATCCGCCCGGACACAGAAGGGAGGGCGGCATGAGGACTATGGCAAGAGCGATCCACCGGCCCGGAGTGATGAACAAGACGGAAGCCGACTATGGCTTTTACTTGTCCAGCCTCCAAGCCAAGGGAGAGATAAGGGAATTCAAGTTTGAGGCCGTCAAACTGATCCTTGGGAGCCGATGCTCCTACACACCCGACTTCATGGTCGTCCGTCCTGACGGCACCCTTGAATTCCACGAAGTGAAAGGCTTCTGGCGTGACGATGCCCGGGTAAAAATCAAGGCGGCGGCTGATAAGTTCCCCTTTGTTTTTGTAGCTGTTCAAAAAATGAAAACAGGCTGGAACGTGGAAATCATACAAGAAGGAGATATTAAATGAAAACGCTTCAATGCCCTATTTGCGGCACACCTTTGAAAGCCATACGAGGATATGATGTTCAGGGAATAACAACCGACTGGGTTGCTGGTTGCTACAACTGCTTCTTCCAGAGTTCCCATTTTTGGAAAAGCAAGAAGGCATGTATTGAAGATATGGATAGGCTTGTTTCTCTGTTCCCGCCCATCATGAGGGTTTGGCCCGGAGATGAGGTTTTATGGGGAACCGATCCTGTCACGGTTCTTGATAAGGACATGCAGTGTGGAGAACTGATGGTGATAAACTCGCAAGGAAATAAATATATTATAGAACAACATGTTATTGAAAAGTGGCCGTGGGAACTTAAACAGAAAGGAGGGGACAATGGACGATGATAACTTTATTGTACGAGTACATAGGGGCACAATGTTTTTACCTGATGATAGAGTTGGAGGGTATGAGGTATTTGACATAAAACAGAACGAACTTGTAGCTATTTTTTACATTAACCCATTGTCACAAGCTGAATCCTATTTCAAAGCGGAAGATTTGGCGTATGAACTTAACACAAATCCCGAAAAGAATGAGATGACACTTAAACGGAAAGGAGCCAAATGATGCTTTTTGATATTATACAGCTTTTCGTTATATTGGCCACCATTGCTGTCTTTGGGTATTACTATTACCTGGCAGGAAAGATTAAAGGTTTTCTAGATGCTATAAGAGTTTTTATAGAATACAGCGACGATGAACCAAGAAAGGATGATAATAAATGATAATTATTGATTTATTTGATATTATCACGGTTTCAGTTTTAATCGTGTTGGGGATTATTTTAATTATCCAATATATTATATTCAAAATAAAAGGAAAATGAATGCTGAACAGAAAGATATTTTGAAGTACGGAGAAGCCCTTGGAATCCTGAAAGAGCGGAAAAGCCTCATGCGCTTCACAGAAGGCTTCAAAGAATGCGGCGATTACCACGGAGAACCCCGGATAATGTACGGCGTTGAAGATGCCATCCGTGACGCATGGCAGAAGCGTGCCGCGTGCCGGGCGTGGGTGCCAATGGAAGACAGATATTGCAATAACTGTCTGCACTTCAAATTACCTGCATCAAATTCCCCCTGCGCGAAATGTTCTCAATGGGCTGATCCTGTCAACTGGGAACCAAGAAAGGAGGGGGAATCATGAAATACCTCTCCGTCTGCTCTGGCATCGAAGCCGCATCCGTGGCATGGGAACCCCTGGGATGGGCCCCCGTGGCTTTTTCCGAAATTGAACCTTTTCCGTCCGCCGTCCTCGCCGAGCGGTTTCCGGACATTCCTAACCTCGGCGATATGACAAAATACCATGAATGGAATATACCAGCAATTGACCTTTTGGTCGGAGGAACCCCCTGCCAGGCGTTCAGCGTCGCCGGAAAGCGCGGCAGTCTCGGAGATGACCGGGGAAACCTCTGCCTCACTTTCTGCCGCATGGCTGACCACTTTGCCCCTAAATGGGTCTTGTGGGAAAATGTCCCCGGAGTCTTATCTACGCCGGATAATGCGTTTGGATGCTTCCTGGGCGCTCTTTGCGGAGCTGACGCCCCCGTCCTCCCTCCAGGGGGAGGGAGGAAGCACCCCAATAGCGGTGTGGTGGCCGGCCCCAAAAGAACCGTGGCGTGGAGGGTGCTTGACGCCCAATGGCACCGAGTTCCCCAGCGACGAAAACGTGTGTTTGTCCTGGCTGTGGCAGGTGCTGGAAACTGGGCCTGTGCCGACGCGCTATTACCTGTCGGCGAACGCGTGCCGGGGGATCTTGAGGCGTGCCGAAAGGCGTGGAAAGAAGCTGCCGGAGATGCTGGAAGCCGCTTTGAGGGTTCGCATTGGGATGGGGGACGAGTCCACCCCACCTTGTTCGCCCACAAGTCAGGAGTCGGCATGAGCGACCAGGAGATTTTCAGGCAGCGCGGGGCGTACCTGGTGCCTGATGTGGCGCCGTGCGTTACGGCTCATTGGGCGAAGGGGACGGGAGGTCCGGCAGGGGATGAGTGTCAAAATCTGGTGGTTTTTACCCAAAACGACGCGGGAAGGGATGCCTGTGTTGATGTAGCTCCGACATTGCGGAGCGGTCACGGCGGAGGAGCCGTCAATCAATGCGTGTGCCTCCCTGTGGATATACGCAACGCCATACGGCAGAGCGACAATGACGTGACCGGAAAAGGCTGGGGGGATGTGGGAGATCCCATGTACACCCTGACGGCCGGCGGGAAGATTCCGGGAGTGTGCTTTGGTCTTTATGAAAACCAGAGGGCGGAAATGAGGCTCTACGAAGATGTTCAGCCCACAGTCTCATGCGGCGGTGGAAAAGCCGGTCAAGGAAATAACATGGTGTTGCAGTATAATCCAGTTTATCACTACATTGTGCGCCGTCTGACGCCGCGGGAGTGCGAGCGTTTGCAGGGTTTCCCAGATGACTGGACGTTGATTCCGTGGAGGGGCAAATCTGCCGAGGATTGCCCGGACAGCCACCGCTATAAAGCTACGGGAAACAGCATGGCCGTGCCGGTCATGTGGTATATCGGACGCAGGATTCAGATTGTAGAAAGGAGGGGGCATGAAAACCATTCTTGACGCCTGCTGCGGGTCCCGCATGTTCTGGTTCGATCGGCAAAATCCCGACGTGGTGTTCATGGATCGCCGGGAGGAGTCTCACACTCTTTGCGACGGGCGCGCCCTGGAAATCAAGCCGGATGTTGTCGGAGATTGCCGAAAGAGCCTTTCAGCGACGGAACGTTTCGACTTGTCGTGTTCGACCCTCCGCACTTGCTCCACGCCGGAGAAAATAGCTGGCTGGCCATAAAGTACGGAAAACTGGACCGGGAGACTTGGCGGGAGGATTTGAAGGCCGGCTTCCGTGAGTGTTTCCGGGTGCTGGAGCCGGGAGGAATCCTGGTGTTCAAGTGGTGCGAGGATCAGATTTCAACGGCAAAAGTGCTGAAACTGGCCAGCCGGGAACCTTTGTTCGGGCACCGTCGCGGGAAGACTGTCTTCCTCGTCTTCATGAAATCTACAACCCCCAACTGACGCTTTTTTGATATGCCACGCAAACCAACATCTTTAATTCCACGGACGCACCGGGAACTGTGCGAAATAGCAGAACGCTGGCTTATGGGCACTAAACGTTGCCGGGTAGCGATCGCTGAACCGAATTGCATTATTACTGACGAGAAGCCTGACGCCATAGGGTTTGGCGGATATGCGAGCGTTCTTGTGGAGGCAAAAACCAGCCGAGCGGACTTTTTGGCAGACCTTAAAAAGCCGTTCCGCATCCATCCTAAAAAAGGAATGGGTATGTATCGGTATTACATATGCGAGCCGGGAGTCATCACTTTTGATGACGTGCCGGGACTTTGGGGATTACTGTATGTTCTCCCTGGCGGAAGGGTTCGGGAAATCCGACCCAGCGGCCGCTTCCCTGATATAAACCGCGCCGCAGAAATAAGCCTTTTGACAGCGTGTCTATACATCCAGAAACCGTTAAAGATCAATACTGTTCAAGGCAGAAAAATACAGCTCTCACCCACATTTGGCGAAGGAGTAAAAGAGACAGAAGGGTTATAGGATATGGAATACATTAATATACCACTTTACGTTATCCGCTCCTATGAGTACATCGGCGCCGATCCCACCCAGAGGGCCACCTGGCTTTCCCTCGTAGCCTGGTCCTGCGACCAGGAGAACATGGGACGGATTGCCGGGGCCAGGTCCTGGGGAGATCGCCGCTGGATGCAGTCTTGCGGGGTCATGGCCTCCGAGGTAGCCGAGTCCTGCGGATTGTACCACTGGGACGGGGACGATCTTGTCATTTCTTTTTATCCTGCTGACGCCCAGCGAGAAATTGAGCGCAAAAGAGAAATTGCGCGTGCCAATGGCAGGAAGGGAGGCCGGAAACCAACGTCGGAACCTATGCCGGAAACCAACGTTGGCTCCAACATAGGAAACCAACCTTGGATAGCAAATGACACTCCGTCGGAAAGCGAAAAGAAAGGAAAAGAAAAGAAAGGGAATAGAGAGGGAGAAACTACTACGGTGGACAGTACACCGGGGGAAGAGCCGTCCACTGCTCCTGCGCTGCCTGCCTCTCCTTTCCCGGATCGGGAACGCTTGAACGACGTCCGGGGGATGCACTGCGCCGACAACCACGCGGACCTGGGATCTTCTCCCGGTGCTGCCCGGTTTGTGGTTGCCACCCTTGCAATCAACCCATCCTGGTCCCGGACTTTGCCAACCGCCCTTGAGCAGGCCGCCGCACTTGAGGCTTACCGATCCGCACAGGGGCGGGTGACGCCGCGGGATATGGAGATGCTCAAGGCTTACTACGCCAGCAGCTTGACGCATGACCGGAGTAATAAGGCTTTTTGGCGTCCGGACAGCCGCAAGAAGTTTTGGGAGTGCTTCGGGGATGTGCTCACCCACGCGGATCGCTGGGCGAAGGAAACACGCTGGAAGCCGGCAGCATCCCGCAAGAAGCCGAAGCCCGAAGAACCACGGCAGCCGGAAGGGCCCGTTGTGGATACCGACACGGCGGCGAAAGAACTGCGAGAATGGAGAAAAGAATTAGGACTGGGGGGATGAAAATCCCCCTGGAATCTCGTATAGGTCTATTCGTCCGGCAATCCGTGACGGGTGATTAGCTCCATCAGCAGCTCCATGGAAGGACTCGTTTGTCTGGACCCTCTCAACCATTGCCAAACAGCCATTTCCGTCACCCGCAACATGTGCGCAGCCTTTTTGACCGCAGAAGTTTTGGATCGCAAATGGTATCTGGACTGCACCCAATCAACAAATTCTTGAATAGTCATAGCTGTGCCAGGGCGGCATGCACCGCCCTGGAATCATGGTTAGAGGGCTTCAACGCGGTCGGAGTCCTGGAACCAGTTAAGGTTTTCCGGGTCTATCTCTTCACCTTTCACCTGCGTGAAAGTCATGAAGATTTCCACGGGGTTTCCGTTTTCGTCGTATCCGGGCGCGGAGTATTCCGAGATGTATTCCTCTCCTTCTTCCGCGTCGTTGTAGCATCCGTCAAAAAGACGATTGGTTAATTCCATTTGGCGAGCAGCATAGTAGGTGTGTCCTTCAAAATCATAGCTACCGAATTCGCGTTCAAGCGCGCTCAGATTGATTTCTTCGCCGTCTTCCGTGGTGATGATTTTGTTGTCGTTCATTGTCTTGTTCTTTCTGATTTGGTTTTATTTTAGTCCCAATCTACAACCACATCGTATTCTTCCGCTTTTTCAAGGATGTCTCTCACATCAACAAAGTCTTTTACTTCTTCCGGAACATTGCCGCTGACAAGTCCATGCCTTACGCCGTGGACTTCCCGCACCGGGCAATAAAAATTATAGGTTCTTCCTTCTTCGTCATAGTTTTTCACCACTTCTCCGGCAATAGCTATTTCATGGCGGTGAAAGGTGAATATTTCTCGGACTTTGTAAGTTTTATCAGCGTTCATTGTTTTAGTCTTTCTGGTTTGGTTTTGGATTGTGTCTCCGGTTGGTCCCTTACCTCCCGTCAACAAGATCAATATACTAAACAATGTTTAGTATTGCAAGAGAAAAAATGAAAAAAGAAGATTTTTTTCGTTGTCGTCCTCCATCAAAAAATGATAGGAGGAGGCGTTCTTTCTGAACGTTCAGCCCTTCGGGGCTGTGGATTAAAACGATCGCAAGATCATCCGGGCGGCAACGCCCATTTCCCTTAAAAAGGGGCGGTTTTTTTCGAAGCCGCCCCTTTTTTATTCCGGGACGGATGGAGCTTCCAGAATCCGCCATCCGGCCCCCGTGCCTCTCCCAGATTTGCGGAAACGGCAGGCGGCGCAGGTCAGGAGTTTATAAATCTTTTTGCCTTCGGTTTCGCCAAAACGGGTGACCATGTAAAGCTTGAGATTGCGCGCCGTTACCTCTTCTCCTTCCGGCGACTCCACGCGCCAGACTTTGGCGTGGCAATTCGTCTCAAATTTCCCGGTCCTCGGATGCTTGCGAGGTCCCCAAACGCCACGATGACGGCAGGCCTCCAAAAACGCTGCGGACGTGATTTTCCTCCCTCGCTGGGCGCGGTTGGCGCACTCCGCAGAGCAGTATTGACGGTGCCACAGTTTTTGGGCCCGGAATACGTTCCCGCACACAGGGCATGTGAGCGTTTCCCAGGCCTCCGCATAGTGAGCCTGGAGGCAGGCCCGGGAACAGTACACGCTGTCGCGCTTGCCCGCGCGGGGAGGAACATCCTTGCCGCAGATAGGACATCGTTTCATACGCCCCACAGTTTGAAAAATGAGCGTTGCGAATCAAGAACAAACAACGCGCTTGAATTGGATATCCGTTGCCTCCTATAATAGAGCCGCAGGAAAAAGAAACCTACCACCAAAAGAAAACCGGGGCGGCCGAGCCTCTACACCGAGGAACTGGCCGCCGAGATAGCCTCCCGCCTTGCCAACGGGGAAACCATGAAATCCATCTGCTCCGATGACCACATGCCGGAGGTCTGGACGGTCTGGAACTGGCGTGAAACAAAGCCGGAGTTTTCCAAACTCATTCAACGCGCGCGGGAAGCGCAGTCGGAAGCCATGCTCGACGCCTGTCAGGAGCTGGCCGACGAAGCCGCGAAAGTCGCCCTTGACCCGGAATGCGGCTCCGCCTCCGTCGCCGCGAAGAAGCTCGCCATTGAAACCCGGCTGAAAGTCGCCGCCCGCTTCGCGCCTGAGAAATTCGGAGACCGGGTCCGCCAGGATGTCGCCGGCGTTCCCGGCGCGCCGCTGGAACGGAAAATCACGCTGGACCCCGAGCAGCTCGCCCAGCTGCAGGAAGACGAGAAAACCGCGCTGGAAACCATCGCCGGCAAACTCCATCCCTAACCCGTCAGGACACGACTTCCCGTCAGCTTCTTCTTGCGCCATATCCTCCGCCTTGACCCCTATCCATGGCAGGTGGAGGCCATCAAGGCGTTATCCCTGGGCAAGCTGACCCTGGGAGGGAAAAGCGTGGCCCTGGTCGCTCCTAACGGCTCCGGAAAGACGAGCAACTGCATTGCGCCGGCCATCCTGTACTTTCTCACCTGTTTTCCGCGGGGACAGGTCCCGGTTACGTCCTCATCGTGGATGCAGGTAGAAAAGCAGCTCTTTCCCGCGCTTCGCCGTTACATGGACAATCCTTTCTTTTCCGGATGGACCTTCAACAAGACGGAGATCCGCACGCCGGAGGGAGGGTTTGCCGTGGGATTCTCCACCGACAACGCCGGACGAGCGGAAGGGTGGCATCCGAAAATCTCGCCCGACGTGGACCCGGTCTTTTACGTCCTTGACGAGGCCAAGACCATTCCCGACTCCATCTTCACCGCGGTTTCACGCTGCACGCTCTTTCACGCGTTCATCACCTCATCGCCGGGTGCTGATTCCGGCACCTTCTACGACTGCTTCCACAAAAATTCATCCCTCTACTACAAGATCCGCGTCAAATACGAGGATTGCCCGCACATCGAAATCAACGACCCGGGCAAGGCCGAACGCCTGAAGAAAGAATACGGGGAGCAGTCCTCCTTCTATCGCTCGGCCATCCTCGGTGAATTCACCGACCTTGACGGACAATCCGTCATTTCCCGACGTGCCCTCATGGAGCTGGTCAACAACCCGCCTCCCTTCCTGGACACCGGGGAGACCTGCGGCGGCTTCGACTTTGCCGCGGGGGGTGATGAAAACGTCTTCGCGGCCGGGCAGGGCAACCGTTTTTTCATCGCCGACCACTGGTCTGACCCGGACACTGTAGGAGCACGCGGACGTTTCCGCCGAAAGGCCGCCGAACTCGGCATCTCCGCCGACCGCATCTTTGCCGACGGCGACGGCCTGGGGCTGCCCATCATTGACGACTTCCGCGCCGAGGGCTTTCCGGTGCACTCCTACCGGGGCGGATTCCCGGCGGATGACACACAAGCCTTTGTCAATCTGCGAGCCCAGGCATGGCGGGCCCTGGCACGCGCCATCGAGGAAAAAGAACTCATCCTCGATATTGACGAGGATACGATTGAACAGCTTGTGGCGCCCCGACTCCAAACCGACGCAATAGGCCGCGTCCGAATTGAGAGCAAGGAAGATATGGCGAAACGGGGCGTTCGCTCCCCAGACCGGGCTGACGCCCTCGTCATGGCCTGGCACGCGCGACGGAACAGCGGACTGGCGCGGACGCTGGGAGCCTGGTACGCCCGGCCCGTGTCATCAAAACGCGCTTACGGGAGATATTAGGTGTTGACAACATATCAAGATATCAATATATGACGATATGTAAACAATCGCAGGGTGGTGAAACGGTATCACGCGGGGTTCCTGTCCCCGAATCGAAGGTCCAACTCCTTCCCCTGCAACCACCTTTTCTTTAGCCTCAGGTTTAACGCCGTCAAAAATATCCTCAACGCCCCGAAGCTGGTCGCCCAACAGGAGACCAGAATCAAGGAGCTTGAAACGGAACTCACCCGGCGAGCGTTGACGGAACAGAGCAGGAAGCCTAACCAGCCCCAATGGTTTGAATATTGGGATCCGTTACAGGGCGCCGACCTGCAAACCCTGATTGACGCCCGGAACGAAGCGCGGCGGGGAGCCTTTGCCCGCCAAATGCTCATTTGGGACGAGGTCATCTACTCGGACGGCTTGCTGGGCATGCTCTATTCCCGGCTCATTGAAAGCGTCTCCATGCAGGGATGGAAGATTGACGCCGCGGACGACAGCCCAGAATCCAAGCGACAGCAGAACGCGCTGGAAGAATTCTATCACTCCGTCACCGGACTTCAACAGGCTTTCGGTCAGCTGGCTTCCGCCATGTTTTACGGTTACGCCCATCTCCAATACATTGAGGACGCCTGGGGCCGCCGCTTTGAATTCATCCCCCAACGCTATTGGGTCCGCCCCGGAGAGTTGAACGAATGGCAGTTTAACCCTCAATGTTACATCGGCGTCGACACCGGCGAAAGCGTGGAAGATGAAACGCTCGTGGTCATGGAGCACCGGAACCCCATTCTTTTCCCGGCAACCCGCGCCTCTTTTGAGCGGAATCACGCCAAAGTCACCTGGGACAATCACATGGACCGCTACGGGAGCGCCCCGGCCATCATCACGGCTCCGAAGGACGCGAGCCCCGACATCATGGTCGCGCTGCAACGAGCGTGCGAGGAACTCAAATCGGGAGCCTCCATCGTGCTGCCTCCCGGCTGCACTGCAGAACCGTTGAAAGCCTCCAACATCAACGAAAACTATTTCCTGTCCCGAATCAACATGTCTGACAAGGACCAGGTGAGGTTTGTAATGGCCGGCACTCTGACCGTCCTGAATGAATCAGGCTCCGGCACACTGGCCGGGGGAGCGCACACGGACAGTTGGAATTCGGTCGTCTCCGCCGTCTGCTCCAAAGTCGCCGAAGCTTTTAACGCCGCCATCAGCCCGCTAGTCCTGGGAGACGGCGAACCGCTGGCCCGCCTCCACATCACCTTTGACACCGTCCAGACGCCTCTGCAGAAGGCCGAGGAAATCGCCGCGCTTGCGGACGGAGGCGTCCGCCCCGAGAAAACCGAAATCGAAGAAAAGATCGGCATGTCCATCGAGGACACGCAGGAACCCGTTCCGGTGACGGCGTCCAACAGGGAACCGGAAAAAGCGCTCATTCCGCCCGACGCTTATGAACAGCTGCAGCAAATGATTTACGCCGGCCTCATGAAAGGATTTAACGATGATCGCTACCAAACAAATCAATGACCTGTCCCGACCCGCCAACGGCTGGTTCCACGTCGAGAAGAGCGGGGATCATGACGTCGACTACGGCGAAGGACCCGCCGTGTTGCGCGTCGACGAGCAGGCGATCCAGGACATGGTGGACGACTTCAACGCCCGCACCTTTGACGGCCCGGGCATGCTCATCGACGGAGACCACCTGAGCCACGACCTTTCCCGCGATACGCGGGCACTCGGATGGCTCAAGAGGCTGGACACCTACCGAGACCCTTCCGGCACGCTGGAACTCTACGGCTTCATCGAATGGACGCCGCGCGGCCTGAAGATGCTGCAGGACAAGGAATACACGCAGTCATCCACGGAATACGGCGAAGGTATGACCTTGACGGACGGCGTCTACCGTCCTTCGCGCCTGACCGGCTTTGCCCTGACCAACCGGCCCCGCATCAAAGGAAAGCGGCCGCTGGTCAACCGACAGACTTCCCCCGCCTCTGTAGACGAGGCCGGGGGCGATCCCAAACCACAAAAGCCCCGCGAAGAGGGGAAAACAACCCAGAACACCATTATGGACAACGACAATAGAGAATATCCATCCGAGGAAATGGACAAGGCCCAGCGGGCCCTGTTCGATTCCCTGCTTGACAAGCTGGATGTCGAATTTGACGGCACCGACGATATGAGCAGGGCGATCCTCGGACGACTTGATGAACTGCTCTCGCTGGAAAAGCGTGAGAAAGATCACGTGAACGCCGAAGTGGACGACGCCGTCAGCACGTACGAAAACGCGCTGGACGAGGAAGAACGCGAGGAATTCACGGAAGAACGCCGGGAAGAGCTGAAAAACTCTCTCCGGGAAAGCCCCGCCGCGCTGAACGCCTTTATCCGTGCGCTCAACCGCCAGGCGCCCGCACCGAAACAGGAGCAGCCGGAGCAGAAGAAGCTTCCGCAAAGGACGCCTCTGAACCGCCGCGCGACGCTGAATCCCCCTGATCCGTTTCGCAAGAAGGAATCCATTGACGCATTCAACAACCGTGTGAACGAACTCATGAAGGGAGGAATGAAGCGATACGACGCCTACCAGAAAGCGACCGACGAAGGCTTCATTGTTGTCAACGAACGATAACCACTAACCGCTAAAAACCAATGCCATCAATCAACATCACCCAAACAGACGCCGAAGTCTACTTCAACGCGCCGGAAGGCGTTGACCTGTCCGCCCTGGAAGGATGCGTCGTCGCACTGACCGGAAACCCGGATATTCCCGAGCTGATCGGAACCCCGCTGACGGCTCTTCCCACCCAGGACCAGCTGCTCGGACTTGTCACTCAAATCCAGCCGGACCGTGGCACCTGCTGCGCCGTTCTGGTCGGCATGTTCGCTGGTCTGGCCAAAGCGTCTCTTGCCGAGACTCCCGGAACGATCAGCGTAGGAACGCCGGTGACCATCACCGCCAACGGGACCTGGAAAGCCGCCGCCAGCGGAGAAACCGTCTATGGACGAGCCATCCATAACCGTTGGGAGCCGGGGAAAATAGAAATCGGTTTTGTCGCTCAATACCAGGTTGCGGCCGCATAACCTCACCTCTAACCATTAGAAAGACCAACCACAAGGGCTAATCTATTTTATTCAGCTTATCAGTTCACGGACGTCCTGACCTCTTTCTCCGTCGGTGCGGGGAATACGGAACGGGACTCCATGATCAATCGCATCGCTCCGCTTGTTCCGGTTTACGACATCTCTTTCCAGTATATGGTCTGGGACACGCCGGCCGCGTTTACGGTGGAGCCCATCCAGGTCGCGCCGGGAGAACCGCCCCGCCAGACCTCCATGCTCGGAAGGAACGAAACCGACACCCTTCAGGGGTACGCGCTGACGGATCCGATTCCCGATATTCTGCTGGGGGTCAACAGGGAGAAGGCGCAGGCGATTCTGCTCGCTCATGCCCGCTTCCTGGAATCGAAATTCGTCACGTCTTATGAATACCAGCGCGCCAAGCTCATCGAAAGCCAGGTTCCGGCAGCGTCCGGTTATGGCGATTGGGATAATCCGCAGAAAAACCCGCTGACGGATTTGGACAACGCGATCCGCACCATCAATGCCACTGCCGGGAAAATGCCGAATACCATTGTTTTCGGTTCCAATGCCTGGGCCCGTCTTCGGGCTAATCCGCTGGCAAGAGAGGTGGTGTCATACAACAGCGTCGGCCTCTTCAATGAAGATCTGTTGAACAGATCATTGTTCATGAGGATGAATGAAGTCTTCGTCAACAACATGCCTTTCTATGATCCGTCCGGTCAAGGAAAGACGATGATGGAAGACGACGTCTACATCCTCTATAAAGAAGATTCCCCGACGCAGTTTGACGCTTCGGCTATCAAGACCTTTGCGCTTAATGGACAATTCCAGCGGGAAGTAACGACGGAATACTTCCCGACCAACAAGGAGACAAAGGTGACCAACCGGGTCTATTCGCTGACCAAGCTGACCAACCCCGGCGCCATCATCCGCATCAACACGGCCTCCGCCGATTAACCCCAACGCCCGCCTCCATCATGTCCGCCTTTCCTGCCTGGTCCACGATTTCCACCGACGAAGCCGATCGGCTGCTCGGCCTCAACACCGCCGAACGCGACGCCCTGGTGACCTCCGGGGAGCAGCGCAGCCTGGACTACCGGGACGTCATGATGGAGGCGGTCAACGATGTCTGCATGACCATCCGCGGGGCGCTGGCCAACAACCTCGCCCTGCGGCAATCGCTCCAAAACAGCGGCATGTACGACATCCCTCAAAGCATGCGGTCCCTGGCATGGCCGCTGATTATCCGGCAGCTCTATCTGCGCTACCAGCTCAACCTGACCGAGACGCGCCAGAAGGCCGCCGAATCAGCGGACGCGATGCTGGCGCTCTACGCCAAAGGGGACATGCTTCCGGAAAGCGTGGACGGCTCCGCTCCCGCGGATCCCGCCTACATGATGCCGCGCTACACGCGCCGCCCCTGGTTCAATCCGATGAGAAGCACCTACAGATGATGACCGCCGCCCAAATGGAAATGATTGCCAACGACTACGCCGAGCGCGCCTTCTTCGTGTCCGGGGTGGAACCCGGCGTCATCCTGTCCGATTTTGAGGACAAGGCGTCACAGGTGGCCTCGGGAGCCTTGAGCTACGAGGAAGCGCAGCGGGCCATCCGCGAAACCCTGCGGCAGCAGGGATACCGCCCCCCGGCGACGGGGCAGGGAGGCATTCAGGATTTGTCCTCCTGGGTCCGCATCCAGGTCGTCATGGAAACCAACGCGGCCATGGCCCACGGCTATCGGAACTGGTACGACTGGACGCAGGACGAAGACACGGCCGTCTTCAAATTTTACCGCTCCCAGGGGCGGGAAGACCCGCGCTATTGGGCCGAACGCTGGAACCGTGCCCGGGCCGGGCTGGAAGAAGAAGCCACGGAAGCGGTATCATCCGGTTTCATCCGCGGAGAAACAGTCGGCTATGCGCTGGCGGCCTCCGACATCTGGATCCGCCTCTCGCGGTTCGGAACTCCCTACCCGCCCTTTGACTACCTGTCCGGAATGAACATTGCCCCCGTGGGCGCCGAAGAAGCCCGCGCGGCCGGGCTGGACGTGTCGCGCGTCCGTCCCGCTCCCGCCAGCTTCAACGCCACCTTGGAAAGCAATGCCAAAGGCGTGACGGAATCCAACAGGAACAAGATCCGCCGCATCCTGAAAGACGCCGTGCGCGTCAAGACCGGGAACGACGGCAATACCACCTTTGCCTACACGGACCCGAACGGGACGCGCCCTTACACGGACGCGGAACTGGCGGACGTCCTGTCCGGGGATTTCCCGGAAGAGATCCCCTTGCGCCAGTCCCAGGCCTTCCGCCTGGCGGCGGCCGGGGGAGCCGTGGCAGGAACGCTGGCAGCCCTCTACCTGGACCGACTGCTGGACCGCCTGTTCTCCGAACCGGAAGGCGTCTGGTACGCCCGGCCCGCAGACGTGGCCGCCGCGTCCTCCCGCCAGTATATCCCCGTTTCCCCAAAGGAAGAGGGAGAATTCACCTGGCGCCTTAATTCCGGGCACGTCAAGAAAGTGGAAGACGTCGCCGGAGCCCTCCGCGTGGAACTGCCCACCCCTTACGTTTTACCCTCCAAATGGCTGTAACCATCCACATCGACCAGAACGAGATTGACCGGGCGTTTGCCGACATGGAGCCGTCCGCGGCCCGGCACAAAACCGCCCTCCGCAAGTCCGGCGTCGCCTTGAGCCTGCTCATTCAGGAAACCCTGCGCCAGCAGGGCAAGGACTACTACGACGGCGCGGCGGACGCCACCACGATGGAAGAAACCGCCGAGGGCGTCAGCGTCTCCATCGCCTGGCGCGGCATCGGTCTTCACTGGATCGGCACGCAGGGTTATCTGGGCGGGCCGCTCCGCCCCACGGGGCGCACCTCGGAAATCACCGGGAACCCGATCCGGAACCTGGCTATCCCCACCATCAACGCCCCTCGCGGCCATGGCGGGGCCCGAAGCATTTACAGCGCCGGCTTCCGCAAAGAGGACTTGCAATTCATCCCCTCCAAGAACGGAGGACGCAACGGCAATGTGACCGGCGTCCTCATCCTCAAGACGGCGCAATCAGCCACCGGAAAGAAAGCGGCCCGCAAACTGTTCCGCCAGGGAGCCGGAACGGGCGACGTGCTCTACGTGCTGTGCCGCGAAGTCACGATCCCGCCCACGCCGGGAATTCTCCCGACGATGGACCGGATGGCGCAGCGCGCCGCGGAAACCTACCTTGCCAACATCGGAAACGAACCATGATCCCATCCATCGACCAGACCATGTGCCGGCGCCTCATTGAACGCCTCAAGAGCCTGGGAGCGCTGAACTGCCACATCTTCGAACGGCCCTTCGACCCCCAGTATGCCGCCAATGACATCATCATGTCGGCGATGGGCAACAACGGCGTCGTTTTGGTGTGCCCCGGGGACGCGGCAGAATACCAGGACGGGCACGGACAAACGGAAGCGCCGACGATGTGGCGTCAGTATTTCATCATCGCCTCCATTTATCACAACGCGTCCCTGTTCCCGGCGGCATGCCTGACGCCTGATTATTATCTTCGGGCGGTGGGGGACGTGATTGAAGAAGCCCTGTGGAACTGGAATCCTCTTCCCTTTTCCGCACCGGCGATGATGAAACCCAAAATCAAAGGCCGTTTTTCCTCCTCCGCCATCATTGACGGCGAGAAGCGGCAAATGAACGTTTTGACCGTGGATTACCGTGTCCCGGTTAATATTAACATGAGAACCAAGCCAGAATTCTATGAACAAAGCATCAACAACTGACAAGAAGGCCGTGCGGAAGAACGTCCCGAAGCCGGACGAATCTTCCGAAACCGCCGGCAAAACGCCGTCCGCACCGGACGAAAAGAAGAAAACAACTGACAAGAAGGCCGTGCGGGTCATTCGCACCCGCGCCGAACTGGACGGAGGGCTGGTGATCAGCCTCTCCATGAAAACCGACACCCCGGAACTTCCCGCGACCATCGCGGAAGCTCTGGCAACCCTCAACCTTGTTGACATCAAATGAGCAAAGCAACTGCAGCCAACACCGAACCGGAGAAGAAGACGGAGCAGGCCGCCGTCATCGACACGAACATTCTCATTCTGGCCAAAGAAGTGAGGATAGGGCGTTCAACGTTCTTGAAAGGAGCGCATATTCGTGTTACGAAAGAACTCGCCGATAAACTGGAAGCCGACGGCAAGGCATCCATCATCTACTAACCGTTTCAAGCATCAGGGCTACTACATACGACCCCACCTTTACCAACCGCAACGTAACGCCGCAGATTACCGGCGTTCTAGCTATTTTCCTCCCCGACGGCATCAAGGTGACTGAAGACGAGGGAGCTTCTTACGTCACCGGGCCGGACCAGTTTCCGACGCCTCCGACGTCTCCGCCAACGGATCCGACCGCCGGGCCTGAACAGCCCTGGGTGAGCTTCGGGCTGCTGGGAGCGTTCCAGTCCGTCGCCACCCAGGTCGAAGGGGAAGTGACGCGCTTTTACGGCGGTGCGCTGGGATATCGCCAGCAGCGCAAGAACACCACGACCGGCAAGCGGATGACCTTCACCACGCCGGACATGTCCCCCGAATGGTTCCAGCTTTCTTTCGCCTTGGGAGCGCCTCCCGCCAACGGCGAGGAATCGACCACCGTCGGACATGGCGGCGACAATAAGATTGAGGGGTATCTTCACTTCTGGTATCAGAACGACGTGGGTACTATCTATCTGGTCGGAACGGCGCATGGCGCCTTGCGCCTCCTGCAGGATCCCGAACACACCACGGCGATTGCTTCACCCCAGTTCGAGTTCGAAATGGATTATCGCGGCAAGTACCAGTTCACGCCCTCCAATGTGCAGGACGTGACGCCGGCGCCGGGTTCCTGACGCGTTTCACCAGGGGGCGCGCTGCGCCCCCGCATCCTCTTTTTTTTCTCAGGCAGCAGGCAGGCAAATACGATATCCGGACCGTCACAGGGCTGAACCAGTCCCTGGTCGTCCGCGTGGTGGATTTTCAGGGCGATCCCGTCGATATGAGCGGCGTCACCCTGCGCGGCGCTGTCCGTCTCAAGACGGGCGTGACGGAGTTCGGCTTTTCACGCGATGACGAGGGCAACGGCGTTATTTCCTGGGCTTCGGTTCCCGCGGGCATGTGGTCCTACGACGTCTTCATGGACGACGGCAGCGAGGAAAACCCGCTCCTCTACGGACGCTTTGTTTCTTCGGGCCGGGTGACGCCGGACTTGCCGGACGAACAGCAGGCCGTGGCGGGCGCGGTCGTCGTGCAGCTGCCGGAAGGAAGCGGCTGCGTGCAGGTCATGCTTGACAACGCGTCCAGCGCCGCCTGGTACGCGGAACAGGCCAAAAAGTACGCCGAGAATTTTAATCTGTCCGTGGGTCAGGTCACCACCGGGGAACCGGGGACGCCCGCCAACGCGGAAGCCGTCAAGGGAACTGAATCAGGATCCTATCTGCTCAATTTCACGATTCCCCGCGGGGATGTTGGTCCTCAGGGACCGTCAGGCCCGCAGGGTGAACGGGGTGAAACCGGCCCCGAAGGGCCGCAAGGCCCACGCGGCGAAACCGGGGAACGTGGACCTCAGGGAGATACGGGCGAGCAGGGACCGAAGGGAGAGACAGGCCCGGCGGGGCCCCAAGGCCCGGAGGGCCCCCAGGGGCCGGAAGGTCCGGCAGGACCCCAGGGACCACAAGGGGAAAAGGGAGAGCCCGGGACGCTGACGTCCAACGTCGGCGACGTCAACATCGGGGGAGCCCTGACCGCTGAATCGGCTACTATCAACGGGCCTCTGGTCGTCAACAACCCGGACGGAAGCGGAAGCGCCGGAACCCTGAATCAGATTTACGGAATCACCAGGTTTTATCAGTCCGTTGATCTTCGTTCGGGCGGCTGGCTGCGCGGGACATTCATGGTAGAATCCGGCATCCTGAATATTTCCCAGGGCGCCAGCTTCAACTGCGCGGGGGCGTCCACGTTTTCAAGCGCCATCAACGCCAATGGAGGCGTCAACATTCCGCTGGCCGTGGGAGCGCCGACCAATGAATCCGGCGTCAACCGCCTGTATGCCGCGGGCATGGGAGGCGCAGCCAATGCTTATGCGGCGGCGGCTTTCCTGAACACGGACTCGCTGACAACTACCGGCACGGCAACGGTGACTAAAACGGTTCCCTACCAGATGGCCATGATAGGCATTCCTGCGGGCGCTCACACGACTATTCAGGCCCCCTTTGAAGGCCCCAGGTCCCAATGGAATTATTCTTCCTGGGCCGGCTTTTCATTTGTCTGGCGCGCCACGGCCGCGGCGAAGATAACGATGGGCATCGGCCGGGGGGCAAAAACAATCAGGACGGACCTTACCACCGACTCCTACACGATTATTCCGGGCAATGACCTGGCATTTAATTCCGGGGAGATTCTGGACATCACCTTTGACAATGTGCGCGATACAACGCGCAACGGATATACGGTGCGCGTGCGGGAAATTTATGCGCTGACGTCCGCCGATGGATGGCAGGTCAAGACGACGACCAGCTTTATCCCGGCAACGCAAAACGAACCCGTCCCGTGGACGGTGTGCAAGATTATTTACCAGCAGCAGACGGTTGCCAACAGCCGCGTTTACGAAAACCTGGGAGGCCTCTGGCTGCTGGTCACGGGGGCACAGACCAACAACCTGTTCAAGATCGCCACCTGCCGGGGCGTCTCCAATTTTGAGACCGGCGTCGGCATTTCCCGGTGGGTGACGGACGTGATCAACACCACCAGCGGAACGGCTTCCGTTTACGCCGGGCCCGGCGAATATGCCTATTACCAGCCGGGGAATATCAACCCGCTTTTCTACGGGTTGGACGCGATAGGAACGAATGCCGTTGAATCCGAGGAAACCGCAGCTTTTGAAGATATTAACGTGCCGATAGAATCATGAATAATTCCGAGATACAAATACAGTTCCCGAAACCCGGTCAATGGGATGAATTCGGCCTGGCGGCCATTTACCAGGACGAGGAAGGGTACACCCGCATAGACCGCTATACGCAGGACGAGATTCCGGCGAACCAGACCCCGGCCATGGCCGCCGTAGTGGCCGCGCTGGTGGGATTGGGTGAGGATTGGCAGGCCGTCCAGGTGTGGGCAACACAGGATTGGTATTACCCGGATCCTGTCAATGAGGATGACCCCATTGTGGGAGTGGAGGCGGTGTATCTGGCCGTGGAAGCCGTCAATCCACAGGGCGGGCGCAGGATTTTTACGGACCGCGACTACCCGGAGTTCGTCATTACCGCCCCCGCCGCGGTGGCGTTTTTCAAGCATTTCACTATTAAATAATATGAGTACGAATAAAGAAAAAGTGAGTTGGCTGACTGGTCTCCTGACCGGTTGGGGTATTAAAGAGAGTTGGGCAAAAGTCATTGCCGGAGCTGTGATTGGGGCCTTGGTTGCCGCGGGGATTCTGACGCAACCCGGCTGCGGCCATTCCGTGGACGTAACGCCGGACAAGACGGTCGTATGCAAGGACGGCTCCTGCCTGGTGCTGGAACCGGGCCATATTTCCTATTCACAGGCGCAACCCGAAACGGACGTTCCGCCCGTTGTGCAGGTAATTCCCTCCAAGAAGTAACACCATGTGCAAACTCTCCGAAGTACCGGCGCGTTTCATGGATTTTGCCAAGGCGTCACCCGTGTTTGCCTGCCTCATGCTCTCGCTGGTCATTTGCGGCGCGTCCTGCTGGTACATCGGGGATGTCATGGGACACCATAATGACCGGCTGTGTGACCTGATGACCATGCAGACACAGGCCCAGGTCGAGACGGCCAAGGCGATCCAACTTCTTGCCGTCAGAATTGAAAACATAGAAAGAAAACTGGAAAAATGAATAAGCTACTGTCCCCTTCCGTTCTTCTGCCGCTGATGGGGTGCGTGATGGCCGGCGTTTTTGCCGCGTGCGGCGATACGACGGCGGGCATTTCCGCGTTCTGCTTCCCCATTGCGTCCCTTGTGTTCCTTCGGATGTATGAACACTGACCAACTGTAAAGTTTTTCTTACAAGTTCAATCATATTAACAACCAACCATTAAAGGAGAATACTCATGAAAATAGCCATTGATATTGGCCATGCCAACAACACCGGAGCCCGCGGGAACGGGCTTGAAGAACACGCCGTCGCCGTGACGATCGCCGAATGCCTCGCCCCCATGCTGCGGCAGCTGGGCGCCAAGGTGGACGTGATTGACTTTCCTGGCATGAGCAATGCCCAGGATTTGAACGCCACCATCAAGGCCGCCAATGAAGGCGGCTATGACTTCGGCATCTCCCTGCATTGCGACGCTTCCGACAATCCCCAGGCCCATGGGGCCCATGTGTGTTTTTACCCGGGCAGCGTCAAGGGCAGCAGGCTGGCCATGTGCATCGCGGAACCTCTTTCCCGCCTGCTTCCCGGCCGGGCCAATACCGTACAGTCGCGTCCGGGCCTCGCCGTCCTGAAAAGGACCCGCTGCCCGTGGGTGCTGTGCGAATGCGGCTTTATCACCAATCCTGAAAACGCCGCCCTGATGAAGGACCATCCCGGACGCATTGCCGAAGCGATTGCCGAAGGGGTGAAGGACTACCTCAACCAGTAACCGCCCATGACCTACCAGGCCCCCTACGCAGCCCGCTACGTTTCCGCCGCCGGCAACCAGATTCAGCTGCTCAACCTCTGGGACGATACGCCGGAGCCGCCCCGTTTCGGCGGTTCCATGGAAGCATTTGAAACGTCGCTGGTAGACGGTCCCAGGGCGTTCGCGCAGGGGCTTGGGAGCGCCGTGGAGCAGCGCACCATCGCGTTTTACCGCTGGTTCGTCGATTACCAGGACATGGCCACCTGGCAGGAGAACATGGCTCTCTGGCTGGCCAGCAACCAGAACGGCTATCTGTACCTGCAGTTCGCCGAACAGCCGCAATGGCGTTTTGCCGCCGTCATCACCGGCTACCAGTTTGAGACGGAGAACTTTGTTCCTCCGCCGTCTCCCGAAGACGGCTATCTGTGCCTGCTGGTCACGCTGACCATGACGGTCACCGACCGGACCCCGGACAATTCCAACTGGATATTCAGCGTGACGCCCTCTTCTTTCGACGTTCCCGTCAAGGGAGGCGAATACACCGTTAATGTGGAATCGTCGTTCAGCCCTGGACCGGTAGGGCAGGGTTGGCAGATTGCCGACGTTTCCGAAGGATTAACCGTTTCCGATATCGTCAACGGCAACAACGGGACATTCAAGGTTATCGTCGCGGCCAATGAAGGAGATCAGGACAGGACCATGTCGCTCCAGGTCATTCAGGACGGAACAGGACAGACTGTTGAGGTTGAATTTCGTCAGCTTCAACCCTCTTACTCATTCAGCCTTGCTCCAACCCAGGTACAGGTTCCCGTTACTGGCGGAAGCTACCAGGTCCAGGTGACTTCCTATTATGACCCGGGGGCAGTCAGCGTTGACTGGACGCCCAATTCTCCCAGCTCTTCCGTTGTCATCTCCGATATCACGAACGGAAATAACGGGTCCTTCACGTTAACCGCGGCGCCCAATGAAGGAGGGGCCGGCTCCGTCGTCGTTTCCGCGACACAGGCGGATTCCGGTTTAAAACAGACAATCCGCGTATTGAGGGCAGGACTGGTCACCCGAAATCATCAGCTTCCCCCGCCCGGAGGGGAATACTCGGATAATCCGATGAGTTATTCCTCATGGAGGTTTATTCCCTCGGACGTTTATCCGGACTTCCCGGAAGGCAACCCCGAAGGAAAGGGACTGACGCTGCAGGAAATCATCACGACGAACCCCACCAGCTCCAATTCCGGCACGTTAACGCTTTACCGGGTGGAAAACGGGTCTGCCTCTCTTCTAGCGACCAGCAGCGAGGCGGTTTCCACCGGAGAGGGCGGAAACGTGAAATGGACGTTTTCTCCCGGCGTGGAAATCCGCTCGGACTGGCAGCTGGTCGTGGAAAACCAGAACGGCATTTATGAGCAGCATGCCATGCTGGCCAATCCGCAGGCGTTTGACGGTCTCGGAGACGAGGCCTACCCCGCGGCAGCCACGGTGCCCGGACGTACGTTCGGATTATCCCTCGTCATCCGCTACACTTCCACCGAATACCCATCTTAACAGAATAATCCATCATGAACGAACAACAACAAAACGGAATAGAACGGCTTTTTGTCGAATTTGCCGAAGAGTGCGGCAAGAACCCGAACCTGAACCAGGCGGTGCAGGAATTGAAGGAAAGCGTCTTTACTGCCTCTCAAGCCGCCGGTGTCGATCCTTCCCATGCCTTCGGCGTCATCATCCGGGATATGATGCTCCTGGAATCCTTGCAGAAACGCGTGGAAGAATCCCGAAACGCCCTCACCGCCGGGAAACTGCCCGCTTTCGTCATCGAAGAAGCCCGCGCTCAACGATAACCCTCCACATCTACCACCATGGCCACCAAGAAAGAAATCGAAATCAAACTCAAGTCCACGCTGGACGGAAAAGGCGTGGAAGAAGCCAAACAGCAGATCGACGTGCTGAACAAGTCGACGGAACAACTTGATAAGGGGAGCCAGCAAGCAACCCGGAGCGTGAAGAACATGGGACAGGGGTTGCTGCAAGTCGCCTATTTCATGGACGACGTGCAGTACGGCATCAAGGGCATCCTGAACAACATTCCCGGGCTGGTGATAGGATTCGGAGGCGGCGCAGGTCTGGCCGGCGCGATGTCGCTTGCCGTTCTGGCCGGAGCGAAGCTTTACGAATGGATGGGAAAAACGGAAGACAAGTCGGCGGATCTCGCCAAAAAAATGAAGGAGCATAGCAAAGAGATTGCCGAAGCTTCTCGTCAGGCTATCCGGGCAAGTTATCAGGCTTTGCAGGAATTCAACCAGCAAGAACGCACCAAAACCGTTAATAAAGAGTATCAAAACTATGTAAAGGGCATTACCCGTGAATTCGAATATCAAACGGAAGAACTTGAAAAACAAATTCGCTTGAGACGGGAGGAAGCGGCCCGTAAGAAAGGAATTGATACACGCCAGGCAGAGCTTGAGCGCGTCAACCTGGAAAATGACTACCAGCAAGGAAGAATCACCAAGAGGCAACGAGATTATGGCCTGATGATGGTGGATCAGAATCTGGACCAGAAAATCCGCCAGCGTGATTTAAGCGTAGAGCAAGCTAACTATATGGATATGGGGAAACAGCTTGCGGAGGCAGTCAAGGCCAGAGATGCGGCCGAAGCTCATGCTTTTGATATGCAATTCAAGCAGGGGAACCTTCCTTCTATTCAAAATATTCTTGGCCTTTTACAGCAGCAAGAACGTGCTCAACGGAGTATCGATGAGATAAATGAAAAATTACCCGAAATACAAAAAGCAATACAAAGAAGAGAAATAGGAGTGAAATATGCCCCAAATGCCACTCGACGTGAGGACGCTCAACGATACTTAATTCAAGCACAAGAGGAAAATCAACGTCTTTTAGTTGCTCGTACAGCAGCGCAAGAAGAATTAAATGCTGCCCAATCTGGATTGGGAGAATTTCAGGATTCGTTAAGAGCCGGCGGCGTAAATCTTGAATTTGACTATAGACAAGGAACAGATGTTAATAGTCGCTTCAAACAAGCATCAGCTGCGGTAGAAGAGTTTAAGAAGAATACGGACGCCGCGAAAAAACAGTTTGATGATTTAACAGAGAAAGCCGGTTCTTTGGGGGATGCAATGGCTTCGACCGAAGCATCTATCAAAAACATGGAACAAATCGACGCTATTCAAAACCAAATAGACGCCGGCAAGGTTAAATCATTTAACTTGCAAAGAGACAGGGAAGAAGCAGAGGAAGCCCGAAGAAATGAAGAAAAAATAAAGAAGGCTCGTGAACGGGCCGAAAGGGAGGCTCAAAAGCAGACCGCCGAGAGGCAGCAGGCGATGATCCGCGGCATTGCCCTTGAAGGCGTACCCGAGCATCCTACCGCCCAGCAACGCGCCCGGATTGCAGCTGCCCGCGAAGCTTTGAATGCAGGGAAGAAACGCCTTGCGGAAAGCATTTCGGACAAAGATACGGAAATCGACCCCAGCGAGCTTCAAGGCGTGTTTGATGTTATGGAAAACGTATTGAGAGAAAATGGACAATACTCAAAAAAATTGATGGATTATTTACAAACCATAGCAACAGCACAGGCGAGCAAGGTAAATGCCGTGCAGGCAGATACGAAAAAATATGTAGATGCTAAATTCGAGGAAATCTTGAAGATAGTGCAGAAGGGCAACGGAAGATTGCAAACAGGGATAAACCGGCTTGCCGGAGGCTTTTAACAGCTTTTAGGCTTGCACTAACGCCGGATTATAGCACCATACCACTATGGCTAATTATTACGTCGCTTCCAACTCAAACAATGCTGAGGGACCCTACTCTTTTGAAGAACTTGAAGCCTTGTATAAGGAAGGAAAAATCTTGTCAGAAACTCTTGTTTGCCCTGAAGGGGGTCAAGAATGGCTATCCTTTGGAAAGGTTTATTATCTGACCAAAAACACCAATAGAAAAGCAGAAGAAAAAGAAACGGAGCGGCAACCAAAGAAAAGCTTTGTTGAAGTTCTTTTAGATAAGTCAGAAAAAAGAAGAGAAGCCTTCTTAAATGAGAGAGAAGAAAAACGTGCTTTGCTCAAAATCCAAGAATTAAATGAGCAAGAGCCTCTAAAAATTACAGTAGAGAGGATGTTTCAAGTAGTGGGAGCAATGACGATTATTGCTGGTATTGTATTATTTTTAAGCAATTTTTATCATCATCAGTTTCCACTAGCCTTCATCTATTTGTTATCAGGTGCCTTCTCCTGCCTTGGCTGTTTCTGGTGTGCGAAGGTTCTGACGTTGCTCCAAAAGATCGCCGATAAGAAATAAACCACTAACCATTTTACAAACACCAGGAATCACGACATCACCATCAATGACTTGCTGGCGCTCAAGCCGTCCAGCCTGACCCACGACCAGCAAAGCTTTTCCGCCTCCGCCATCACCGCGGTTTATCCCGTCCGCACTTTGGGCGAGGTCTTGCCCTTCCAACAGTTCGACACTGTCACCATTTCCCAAAACGGGAACACCATTCTTTCCGGTCTCGTTTCCAGCATCGAAAAGACCTACAGCGGCTCTTCCCGTGCGTGGAAAATCGTCTTTTCCGATCCCTGGTATTGGCTGGACAACTGCTTTGCGCTGGATTCCGAATGGAAGCCGGTCTTCTCCATGTGGAATAAAGTCAGCGGAGGGGGCGGCATCATTCCGAAGATAAGCATTTCCTCCGCGCTCTCCCGGGTGCTGAACCTTGCCAAACACCACCCGGCGGACTACGAGCTGCGTATCAGCGACGACAAGATGCTGATTCCGTGGAACGCCTCCTGCGATACGCTGGGCAGCCTCCTTCAATCCATCCGCCGCTGGTCGCCCCGGATGGTCTCGTACTACGACTACAGCGGAGCGCGCCCCAAGCTCATCATCACGGACTATGACGCCCTGACGCCCATTGCGCTTCCCCTGCAGCCGACGGAAACGGTCAAGTCCATGGACGTCTCCCTGATCCCCCGGGGCGACCTCGTGCCTCCCTGCGTGGCTATCGTCGCGGAAACGACCGGCAGCAACGGCTACCGCGTCTCCTACCTGTCCAAATACCCGGAAGACGGGGACCCGACCTTGCCGCACTCCATTGTTTACCGGACGTCAGTAGACTTCTACTACTCCAAATACAGTTCTACGGGGGAGCCGGTAGAAGATCCGCAGCCGGTGCAGGGAACCAGGGCCGGCAGCCTGTCCTACCAGCGCATGAAAGTGACGGGAACCAGGATTGACCAGAACGACATGATCAACAGTTTCTGGCAACATCATTTCCCGTGGATGAAAGATGTAGGGTCCATTGCCGTCTATGACCAGGACCCGACCATCACCGGGAAGCCCTGGGACGGAACGGAGGAAGACAAGCCCAGGGGCTACAACACCTCCGCCACGGGTTATGAACTGACGGACGGGCAAATTCATACCAAATCCCTCCGCCCGCAATGGTGCAACGCCACCGTCAAGCAGCGTCTTGCCATCCCGGAAAGCGCCGCGTCCAAGTGGAGGGAGAAATTCAAGAATGTGGGAACGCTGCAAGGCGTGCCCTGCTTCTGGGAAGAATTCTCGGTGGATCTGGTCACCATGGACCGCCCCAACGCGAGCTACCCCATTGACGGCATCTACAACGGGGAACAGCCCTCCAACGGTCCGGAAGAAGGGGAATCGCCGGAACCGTCGGAAGGAGTGCCCTATGGGGACATTGCGAAAACGGTCTGGGAATCCATGCAGGAATTGCCGTGGGACGGCTCTATTTCCTTTGTCGCGCTGGGAGAAGCGCAGACGCGGCAATACATGGGCCGCCGCGTCTCGCTGCTGGGAGGAAACCCCGCCTGGCAGAACATCAACACCATGATTCAGACTGTTTCGCGCGACCTGCAGACCAACGTGATTTCCCTGTCCTACGGCGCGCCGGAACAACTGGGGATTGAAGAATGGGTAGAATTGAAGCGCGTGAATGCTACGTCACGCAGATCCTCCACGCTGGAAAACATGCAGGGCGCGCCGGAATCGACGGAATACGGCTTTGACCCCAAGCCGGAATCCCCCACCATCAGCCAGCACATCACGACGGCGACGGGAGAAGCCACGCCCGCGCCGGAATACGGCTTTCAGGTGCGGGTACAGAAAGATACGGAGGGCGCCGTCACCGGGGCGCAAATCAAGCCCGGCGCGCTCTACCTGAACGGAAATCTGCTCGGCAAATACCCGCAGGGGGGCAGTTCCGGGTCCTCGTGGGTGCAGCTCACCCAAACCAGCGGGGAAGTATGGCTCAACGTCCACTTTGACCAGGACGCCAAATTGACGGGCGTTGACGTCTCCGGCATTCCGGGGACGGTGTACCCAATCAGGCTTGACGAAGAAAAACCGGGCGTCAACTTCGACTATTCCTTCCTGATTGCCGACATCGAAGACGACCAGGTGACGCAATACGCCATGGGAATGATTCAGATACCGGTCTTCGGAGGAACCTTCTACCCCTATGGTCCTGCTTAACCAGACACATCATGATCAGAATTTACCTATTCACCTATGCCGGCGACGCCGATGAAGCTCTCGTCTGCGTCCGGTGCGCTGCGGCGGCCCTCCCCGAAGCCGTCATCACGGTGGTGGACGATGAATCCACTCCCATTGCTGAACGCGCCAGAACTGCCCTTGTTGAAGCCGGGGCGCGGTATTGTCAAACCAGCTGGCCAAGGAACGGGAACCTACGCGGGCCGGAATGCGTCCGGGGCATCATTTCCACGCTGGCCGGGGAAGCGGAGGACGAAGACATCATCGTCAAAATCGACTCCGATACGCTCCTGTTGTCGGGGGACTGGGTCCGAGACATGCAGCTCCATGGGCTGGCGCTCCATGCCTCCGGCTACCAGGTCCCCAGCCACCCTTCCGAACGTTCCGCCTATGGGCCGTGTTACGCCATCAGCGGCCGGGCGGCCAGACTGGCGGCGAAGGAGCTGGAACAGGCTGACCTTCCTCCGCTCGCACCGGAAGACCTCACCATCTGCCGGGCGGTTCAGAATCACTTCCCCACGGAACAAATCCGCCTTGATGAACCCTGGACGCCCTTTTACCGGGAAGGGAAGTGGACGGCCTGGAACTGGTTCAGCATCGCCGTGACTCCGCAGAAATACGCGGATTTCTGGATGGTTACCTTCGGCAACCCGCGCCCAACGAACATCCCGAAATCTGAGCGGGCCCGCGCGATGGACGCCTTGTTCCGCTACCGTTTCCCGCAAAACGAAGACGGATCATGTTGTTGACGTCAACAACATGATCAGGGAGGGGAAGGAGGCTAACGGGCCACGCCGACTGCGATCTTGCTCATGGCCGCCTGGACGTCCGCAGAATCCGGACGGAAATAGACCCGTTCAATTTCTTCGGAATCGTGCCCGACGATGAAGCGGCATAAATCCGGGGACACACCGGCCAGGCGCAGGACGGTCACGGCGGTCGCCCGGAGGCTGTGGAAGCTCTTTTCCGAAAGCCGGTGACGGTCGCCTCTTACTTCCCCGGGCATTTCGCGGATGATTCCGTACGTTTTCAAGAGTGTGGTGAACTCCGTGGAAAGCTTGTCGGAACGCCCGCCCGCATGGGCATGGCGAAGTGCCGCCAAAGGGAACACGTAATCGTTCACCCGGTTGAGCAGACGCCTTTCCAACACCTCTTTCAAGGGCTGGATGATCGGCTTGTTCATGCGGCGCCGGCTCTTCTGCGTGGTCATGAACAGGAAGGAGTTCTTCAAGTCAATCTGCTCCCATTTCAGCGTCGCCAGGTCTCCGAGGCGCTGGCCTCCGGTGTAGAGGCACACCCGCACCAGATCCGGCCATTCGTCCGGGAAGCATTCAATGATGGTATTTACTTCCTCCATCGTGAACGCGCCGCGCAGCTGCTTTTCCGCCTGGTGGTCCGACCGGGAAGGCATGACGCCCCGGAACGGATTCCGGGAAAGGATCTCCCGGTCTACAGCGACATTGAACGCCGTGGAAAGCGTGGACACGTAGCGGATGACGGTGCCTGCGGAAACGCGCTCTAATTCAGTTTCTACAAAATCTTTAGCCATGCCTTTATTCAAGGCGCCCAGGGGCATATTCCGTCGGTCTCCGAGGTACGCCAGCAGCCGGCGGACGGCCATGCCGTCCCGCTCATAGGCCCGCTTCTTGTTTTTCCGTCCATCCAGCCAGTCAAACAGGAACCGGCTCACCGTCATGCCGTTCATGGTGGCTTTCAGCACGCCCGCTTGATCTCCGGCAATGGCCTTCACCTTGTCCAAGTCAAAAACCCCATAGCGGGCTTCCTTCTCCATCTCCTGGGCGACGAGACGCGCCCGCGCTTCATTTTGCGACATGACCGATTTCTTATTCGCTCCCGGGAGAAGCGCCCTGGGAACCACGTCGATTCCGGTGGTTTTCCGCAGCTCTTTGCCGTCCAGAGACCGGAAGACGGCCACCCATTTATTGTTGCGTTTGATGATGCCTGCCAT